CCATTCTTTGATAAGAAGAATAATATTATCGGGTTTCAAGGAAGGTCATTTGACCCGAAGGATGCTTGTAAATATATAACAATTAAGATGAAAGGAGTTGAAGACTTAATATATGGCCAAGAACGAATCAACGGAAGAAAACGGAAGTATTGCGTAGAGGGCCCATTTGATAGTTTATTCCTACCTAACTGTATGGCAATGGCAGGTATAAAATTTAATGTGTTTGACCTTGACACTATCATAGTTCTCGACAATGAAAGACGCAATAAAGAGATTGTTCATTCGATAGAGAAGTTTATTACTAATGGTTATAAGGTTTGTATATGGCCAGACGGTATTGATGGTAAAGATATCAATGACATGATATTAAATGGAATGACTAGTGAAGAGATTATAGATGTTATAGATACTAATACCTATTCTGGTTTACAAGCCAATTTTGCACTTTCTCGGTGGAGAAAATGTTAGGAGGCTGTCATGTTAAACAATACGCCAACAGAGGATTGTTTGGAAGTAAAAGAATATTTAGATGAAATGATTGAGCATTATAAATTTACAAGTAGTCCAGTTTTAGCAGAGAGAAGAAAAACATATAAAGACATTAAAATAGCATTATTTGGTGAGGACGTAGATGATGGAGATACAGGAACAAAAAATACACGAGCATGGTTTTGTTAGACTAGTAGACATTATGGGTAGTGACGGAGATATTGCTGATGCTGCTCGGGTTTCCTATGGGAAGGGAACTCGGGCGGTGTCCGATAATAGAAATCTCATTCGTTATTTGTTAAGACATAAACACACTAGCCCACTTGAAATGGCTTCAGTAAAGTTTCATTTGAAACTTCCTATTTTTGTTATGCGACAACTTGTGAGACACCGCACAGCAAAACTTAACGAATACTCTGGCAGATATTCTGTAATGTCAGATGATTGTTATATTCCAGAATCAGAATATATCCAACCACAATCCCTTAGTAACAAACAGGGCAGGGACGGAGAACTTTCTAATTCTTGGAAACAGAAATATAAAGAAATCATTTCTGGTGTTACCACTAAAGCTTTATCTGCATACAAAGTTTTGATTGGTAATGAAACACTAGAACATGGTGGGTTATCAAGAGAGTTGGCTAGAACAGTTTTACCAGTTTCAAATTATACGGAGTGTTACTGGAAAATTGACTTGCACAACTTTTTTCATTTTTGTAAGTTGAGAATGGATAGTCATGCACAACAGGAAATACAAGATTATGCAAAACCGATGTATGAAATGGTAAAGCCTCATTTTCCTATTGCAACTGAAGCATTTGAGGACTATAGTTTAGGTAGTAAATCATTTAGTAGAATGGAAATGAATGTATTGAAATATGTTTTTGATACATTCGCAGAAGTACAAACTTATAGTGGCTATGATGGATATTGTAATTCATTAATAAGTTATATGGATATGATTAGTAAGTCAGAAGATTTGGATTTTGGTTTGGGTAAACGTGAATGGAATGAGTTAAAGGAGAAATTTAAATAAATGGATATATACCAGCAGTTTATACACAAAAGTCGATATGCCCGATGGCTCGACAATGAAAACAGAAGAGAAACGTGGGAAGAAACAGTACAAAGATATTTTGATTTTTTTGAGAAGCACTTAGAAGAGCATAAAGGAATTAAAGCACAGAGAAAAGAATTAGAACAAGCAGTAGTCAACATGGAAATCATGCCCTCAATGAGGTCATTGATGACAGCTGGTGAAGCATTGGAACGTGATAACGTAGCAGGATATAATTGTGCTTATCTTGCAGTAAACAAACCTAGAGCATTTGATGAGTGTTTGTTTATTCTAATGTGTGGAACTGGTGTAGGGTTTTCAGTAGAACGCAGAGAGGTAGAGAAACTACCCGAAGTGCCTGATGAGTTGTTTGATACAGATACCACTATTGTTGTAGCTGACTCAAAGATTGGTTGGGCAAAAGCATATAAAGAATTGATTCAAATGTTGTATGCTGGACAAATTACAAAATGGGATATGTCAAAAGTAAGACCAGCTGGTGAACGTCTAAAAACTTTTGGTGGGCGTTCTTCTGGTAGAGAGCCATTAGATAATCTTTTTCGTTTTACAATAGAGATTTTCCAAAATGCAAGAGGTAGAAAACTATCGTCTATTGAGTGCCATGATATTATGTGTAAGGTTGCAGAGATTGTTGTGGTTGGTGGTGTCCGTAGGTCTGCATTGATATCACTATCAAACTTGACAGATGAAAGGATGAGAAACGCTAAGACAGGGCAATGGTGGTTGGATAATACTCAACGTGCATTGTCAAATAACTCTGTATCATATACAGAGAAACCAGATGTAGGTATTTTTTTAAAGGAGTGGATGGCATTGATTGCATCCAAGTCAGGGGAACGTGGAATATTTAACAGACAAGCTGCAAAAAAACAGGTTGAGAAACTTGGTGATCGTAGAGATTCTAATTACAATTTTGGTACTAACCCTTGTTCCGAAATTATATTAAGGGATAAAGAGTTTTGTAATTTAACAGAAGTTGTTGTTAGGCCAGAGGATACACCAGAAACATTATTTGAAAAAGTTCGTCTTGCATCTATACTTGGTACATGGCAAGCAACTCTAACAGATTTCCGATACTTGTCAAAAGAGTGGAAAACAAATTGTGAAGAGGAAGCATTGTTGGGTGTGTCATTGACAGGTATCATGGATAACCAATATACAAATGGAACTTATGATAATGAAAAACCTGTTCAAGCTGTTCAAGATCAACTACCAGCATTATTGAGAATGTTGAAAGAAGCTGCAGTTGATACAAATAAGAAAGTTGCAAAACAATTGGGTATCAATCCATCTGCAGCTATTACTTGTGTGAAACCTTCTGGAACTGTATCACAATTAGTTGATGCTTCGTCTGGTATTCACGCAAGACATTCACCACATTACATTAGAACTGTAAGAGGTGATAAGAAAGACCCGTTGTGTCAGTTTCTAGTGGAGAAAGGTATTCCACATGAATCAGATGTAACTAAGCCAGAACATACATGGGTGTTTTCATTTCCTATTAAGACAGCACCAAATGCTATTTGTAGAAATGATAAATCAGCTATAGAACAATTAGAGTTCTGGAAATTATATCAGGAACATTGGTGCGAACACAAACCTTCTGTTACCATAACAGTCAAGGAAGATGAGTGGATTGAGGTTGGTGCGTGGGTATTCAAAAACTTTGATATGATTTCTGGAATCTCCTTTCTACCTTATTCAGACCATTCTTATAAACAAGCCCCTTATCAAGAATGTTCTGAAAATGAATATCTACAAATGATGGATAAGATGCCTCAAGATATCAACTGGAATGAGTTGTCTATATATGAGGTAGAGGATAACACAAGAGGCTCACAAGAATACGCCTGTACGGGTGATAAATGTGAGATTGTAGATTTGAAATAGGAGTTGGTATGGAAGATGAATTTGAAGATGAGGAAATAGTCAGAAGATTTGGATGTGCTGAGTGTGGCCATTCATTTGCTATGGAATGTGAGACGCCTGATATGATTCCAAAGTTTTGTCCTTTTTGTGCATCCCCTGTTTATATTAGGGATGTTGATGAAGATGATGAATATGATGCTGATGTTGATTGGCCGGATGATTACTAATGTCAAACAAATCGAAAAATAAAGGTAAAAGTTGGGAGAGAGATGTTTGTAATTTTCTCTCTGATTTATACAGGCAGTCCTTTATTAGAGTTCCGAATAGTGGAGCTTTTGTTGGTGGTAAGAATGAATATAGAAAAGACCATCTTTCAGCAGAACAAATAAAGTTGTCGAGGGGTGACATTGTGCCACCAGAAAATTATCCTTATTTCTTAGCTGAGTGTAAGAACTATGCAGAGTTTCCTTTTCATTTACTATTAGGAAAAAATTCAATAGCACAATTAGATACTTGGATAGATCAAGTTGAACATGATGTTACATCTGAATTTGATTTGTGGATGTTATTTATTAAGATAACAAGAAAGGGAACATACGTTTTATTTGATACAAACTTATATGATCCTAAAATAAGCTGTATTGAATGTAGAAAGACTTATGGTGCAATATATAAAAATTATTGGTTTACTGAAATGAATAGTTTTTTTGATGCACATAAGAA